CACACTGCCCCTGGTGCTGTACCGCCGCAGCAGCGATGACGGCCGAGAGCGCGCCAAGGACCACCCGCTGTACAAGGTGCTCCACGATTCCCCTAACAGCAACCAGACCGCGCTGGAGTTCCGGGAGCAGATGCAAGCCGCCGTGCTCTTAAAGGGCAACGCCTACGCCGAGATCATCCGGGGGCATGACGGCCAGGTGCGGGAGCTGCTGCCGCTCCACCCCGACCGCGTGAATGTGCTGGTACTTGAAAATGGAAGGCTGGGTTATGAGTACGTGGATACGAAAGGGCGAGTGCGCCGCCTGCTACAGGATGAAGTATTTCATCTTCGTCACCGCACAGAGAATGGGGCCACTGGCGTCTCTCCTATTGCTGCCGCTCGCGAGGTTGTAGAGCTGGCGCTCGCTGAACGGGACCACGGCAACAGCACCTTCCGCAACGGCACCCGCCTGTCCGGCATGCTCAAGTTCCCTGCGAAACTCAATTCCAACCAGCGCGATCAGATCCGGGATAGCTGGCAGTCTCAGTATGCTGGAGGCGCAAATGCGGGTAAGACGGCGATCCTTGAGGAGGGAGTTGAGTATCAGACAGTATCCATGACCCTTGAGGATGCCGAGTGGATTGCATCACGTCAGTTCAGCGTGGAAGAAGTCTGCCGCCTGTTCCGCGTACCACCAACCATCGTGGGCGACCTGAGGCACGGCAACTACAGCAACAGCGTGGAGATGAGCCGCCAGTTCGTGGTGCTGTCCCTGCGCCGACACCTGACCATGTGGGAACAAGCCATCTCCCGCTGCCTGCTGACCGAGGCTGGCCGACGCATCTACTTCGCAGAGCACAACGTCGAAGGCCTGTTGCGAGGCGACAGCCTCACCCGCGCCCAGTTCTACCACCACGCCATTGATGACGGATGGATGGACGCCGACGAAGTACGCCAACTGGAAAACCTGCCCAAGAAAGAACTCAATGCCAACCGCGATCAAACGACACAAGCTCCAGATGCTCAGGCCACGGCTCCAAACGCTGGACCCATTAAAGGCAAGGGGATTGACGATACTGCCAACTAGGACGCTCAGGCAAAAGCAGCAGGACAACGGACGGGCGCTGGCACTTAATGGCAAGGCATGGCGCAACCTGCGTCACCTAGTGCTGTGCGAGCAGCCCATCTGCCCGGAGTGCGAGCGTCGAGGCTCCTACACGCCGGCCAGCGAGGTCGATCACATCGACAACGACCCGAGCAACAACGATCGATCCAACCTGGTCGGCCTTTGCAAGCCCCATCACTCGGAGAAGACCGCCCGCCATGAGTACTTCAAGCGCACCGGGCGCTGGCCGCCGGTGAAGGGTTGCGATTCAAACGGCATTCCCTTGGACCCGGAGCACCACTGGAACCGAGGCTGAATAATCACCAGCAACCGGGGAGCCTGAACCGTCATCCTCCCTCCACGCGCACGGCCGCAGTTCTAAATTTCAGGATGTGAAATGACCAAGCCCACCCCCACCGCCCTTAAGAAGCTGGCCGGCAACCCTGGCAAGCGACCGATGAACCCTAGCGAGATACAGCCGGCGACGGGCGCGCCACCGTGCCCCGCTTGGCTGGTAGGCGATGTGCTAGAGGAATGGATGCGGATCGTGCCCGAGCTGGACCGCCTGGGCGTGCTCACCAGCGTCGATCACTCCGTACTTGTCGCGCATTGCGTCACCTACGGCGAGATCGTCGGCACCGTTAAAAGCGGCGAGCCATTGAAGGCGGCGCTGCTGGCGCAATTGCGCGCCACTGCCGGCGAGCTGGGCCTGACGCCCGCCGCCCGGTCGAAACTCATAATCCCGAAAGGTAAAAGCGATGACCCAGCCGAAGAATTCTTCCATTAACTCGGGGTTCTGGTACGACGAGGAAGCGGCAGAGCGCGCCGTCAAGTTTTTCTCGACCTGCCTGACGCACACGAAGGGCGAATGGGCCGGCCAGCCGCTGGTGCTGTCGAACTGGCAAGCCGACGAGATCATCCGGCCTCTGTTCGGCTGGAAGCGTGCGGACGGCACCCGGAAGTATCGGACGGCGTACATTCAGATTCCGCGCAAGGCTGGCAAATCGACCCTGAGCGCCGGGATTGCGCTCTACATGCTCCTGGCTGACAAGGAACCGGGCGCTGAGGTCTACAGCGCCGCTGCTGACCGCGACCAGGCCGCCATCGTGTTCGAGATGGCCCGAGGTATGGTAGACGCGTCAGAACCGCTCAGGAAGCGCACACAGGGCTTCAAACGCTCGCTGGTAGTGCCGAGCACCGCAAGCAGCTACAAAGTCCTCTCCAGCGACGCATACACGAAGCACGGCCTCAACGCACACGCCATCATCTTTGACGAGCTCCACGCCCAGCCCGACCGCGAGCTGTGGGACGTGCTGACCACCTCGACCGGCGCACGCCGCCAGCCCATGACGATCGCCATCACGACCGCCGGCTTTGACCGGCATTCTCTCTGCTACGAGATGTACGACTACGCGGTAAAGGTCCGGGACGGCATCTTCGAGGATCCCTCGTTTCTGCCCGTGATTTACGAGGCAGCCCAAGATGACGACTGGAAGGCACCGGCCACCTGGCGCAAGGCGCACCCCGGCCTGGGCATCTCCGTGAGAGAAGAATACTTCGAGCAGGAATGCGCGAAGGCGGCGCAGCTCCCGAGTTACGAAAACACGTTCAAGCGCCTGCTGCTGAACGTCTGGACCGAGCAGGACACCCGCTGGCTGTCGATGGATGCCTGGGACGCTTGCGGCGAAGAACTGCCCGACCTGGAGGGGCGCATATGCTTCGCCGGCCTGGACCTCTCCACGACCACCGATATTACAGCCCTGGTGCTGGCCTTCCCGATCGGCGGCAAGATGCACCTCAAGTCGTTTTTCTGGGTTCCTCGTGATGGCGTCCAGAAGCGCGCCAAGCGTGATCGCGTGCCGTATGACGTTTGGGTAAGGCAAGGGCTCATCGAGGCCACAGAGGGCAACGTGATCGACTATGACGTGATCCGGGCGCGCATCAACGCGCTGGCCGAGCAGTACAACATTTCGGAGATCGCCATCGACCGCTGGAACGCCACCCAGCTCGCTACTCAGCTAACCGGCGACGGCTTTACGGTAGTGGGCTTCGGCCAGGGCTATGCCAGCATGAGCGCGCCTTGCAAAGAGCTTGAGCGGCGCATCCTGGGCCAAGAGATCAACCACGGCAAGAACCCGGTCCTGCGCTGGATGGCGTCGAATGTGAGCGTAACGATGGACCCAGCGGGGAACATGAAGGCCGACAAGGCCAAGAGCACCGAGCGCATCGACGGCATTGTGGCGACCCTGATGGCCTTGGGACGCACGATGGAATCGGATCACGACCGGCCCAGCGTCTACGATACCGAGGGGATCATGTTCATCTGATCGAGCCAAGCATTAGGGCCGCGAAATCCAACCCATTCTTAGCGCGTACTTTACTTCCATATCGGCATTTACCGGGCGGCTTCTATAAGTGGAAGGTTCAACACCTTCCTCTCCAGCCATTCGGTAATATCCCTCAAAGTCATCATTAGCAAGAATTGCTTTGTAGAATTCATTACGCGGATCGCCGCTACGATGTGATCTTTCTCGCATGAAAGCGACATTGATCTTGTCGTAGGGCCCTGTAAGAGGACGTCTGAACCGCATAGCTATCTCCTGGCGATTTTTCCCGCGCACTTGGCGAGATTAGTCCATGAGTAGACCACATAGGAATAATGGGCGCAATTGTAGGCTTGAAAAACCTGCTAACCCCTTGATTTTATTGGTGCGGCTGGCTGGAATCGAACCAGCGACCCTTGGCTTCGGAGGCCAATACTCTATCCACTGAGCTACAGCCGCACTGACAAGCGTAGCGAAGGATACATTCTTTCGTCGAGTACGTCCATGGGCAGCACCAGAAAAACCCTGGCATCAATACAGGTTTACACTATAATAAGATGCTCGACGGCACTTGCAAAAAAGCCACTAGATCGCAGCGCCTCAGTGGCCGGTTTTTTTAAT